TGATGCAGGTTATTCCCGGATTTCCATTCCTTTATAATTCAATTGAAATTGAAAATTCACTTTCAAGCAATTCCTCAAAATCAGGATCTTCTTTTACATAAGCTTTTAAAAATGCTTCTGGTGTACATGGCGCCATATCAAAATGAAGGTTTTCTCTGATGTCATCGTTCATGTATGTTGCAATTACATCCAAATCTTCCTGTGTCAGTGTGTATTCTTCTCCATATCTTGTCATTTTGTTTTCCTCCTAAATGATTTCTTATTTCCTCTTTCTGATATTATAATACCACGCAACGCGTGGCATGTCAATACTTTTATGATACTTTTTTGAACTTTTTAGATTGATGTATCTATGCAAAAATATAATCAGAAAGGTGGTGCATAAGATGGCAATATATAATAATCCTTATCAATATAGTTTTGGCGTTCCGGGACAGATGAACCAGTTCCAGCAACAGCCTGTCCAGATGCCAGCTCAACCAGTACAGCAACC